TCCATACCATTTTCATCTGTTGCCTTACCACTTTTGACAAAATCCTGTTTTGACGTATTTTGTCGAATGGAAGTTGTTAGCGGATTTGTTGTAGAAGAACTGGTCATAGTAATAGAAGCCATAATTGATTGATAATCTAGTAGTCGGTTGTTTTCTATCTAATAAAAAATTTTTTTTTACATTTTCAATTTTCTACTTTTTATTCTCCTGTAATATATCTAGGTGCAATATTCATTGAAATTAATTCTTGTGTCAAAAGCTTACAAGCATATGGTATATTCACAATAGAGAAATCTGTTCTATTTTCACAAGTAGGACACAAATGTTTATGTTTCTCATCATTGTAGATTGATATCAACCCACATTTCTTGCAAATAGGAACCTTGAATCGATCTGAAGCATAATAAATTCTATCTTGAGTAAATCTACTTGCACCGTGTGAAATCATACAGTCACGTTCCATCTCACCAAACCTCAAACCACCATCTCTTGCCCTACCCTCAGCTGGCTGCCTAGTCAAAACAACCATAGGTCCTATTGACCTACTATGAGACTTATCTTCAACCATATGTTTCAATCTCTGATAGAAGGCAGGACCGAAAAACACAGATGTTTCTATTTGTTCTCCTGTCATTCCATTATATAAAATTTCATCACCACCTCTTTCTTTTCCCATTTCCAAAAGTATATCTCTAATTTCTTTTACTGAGAAGTCACCAAAACTTGTTCCATCACCAAAACCCCCCAATTCAAGTAAAACTTTTCCTAATAATGTTTCTTTTAGTTGTCCTATTGTCATCCTACTAGGGATAGCGTGAGGGTTAATAATAATGTCTGGTCGCAAGCCATCTGCTGTGAAAGGCATATCGGCAGCAGGGACTATATTACCTATAGTTCCTTTTTGCCCGTGACGAGATGAGAATTTATCTCCTATTCTGGGTTTTCTGTAAGCCCTTATTCTAATTTTTGCAAATGTATATCCATCACCATTACGATGAACATAATTTTTGTCAATGTATGTGTCTTCTTTTGTTCTGTAAATTCTACTCTGATCTCTGTATTTTATAACTTTAGTGTGATCATTTCTTGCTTCTTTAATAGGTATTACCTTACCAATAATAATATCTTTATTATTAATCAGCGAATTTTCTTCCATTACTCCACGAGGATTCAACTTTTCATAATTTGCAAATTTCATTCCTTTTGTTCTGTTTTTATCGGGTTTGCATCTAATTTCTTCATCACCGTGTATTTTTTTGTCTTCATCTTTTTCTGTATGATAAATAGTTGCTGAAAATAAACCTCTATCAACACTAGCTTCATTAAATATGATACTATCCTCCTGGTTATATCCAGAATATGTCATAATTGCAACCATTACCATCTCTCCTGATGGAATTTTGTGCAAATTTATAAAATTCATAATTCTTGTATCTACTAGGGGTCTCATTGAATAAGTTTGAACATAAGCTGTTTTATCCATTCTTTTATCAAAATTGGAAACAAACATTCCCATAGCTTGTTTACCCATAGCACATTGATATGTGTTTCTAGGAGATTGATTGTGTTCTGGGTAAGGAATACAACTTGCTAGAATTCCAAAAATTGTGCTAGGATGAATTTCACAATGGGTGTATTTTTTTACAAGTTTGGATTCTTCTGTAAGTCTTTTGGGTTCAATAGCTACCATTGATACACTTTCTTCATCAGCATCAAGATATTCTATGTAAGATTCATCCGTTTTTGAAGCAACTAATAAATCTTCCCATACCATTTCACGAGTATTTAACTTTTTAATAATATCATTTGTAATAAGAACTTTATTGTTTCTGACTTTTAAAACAGGGCGAGTCAGTCGCCCGCCATCATTACAAACTCTTATTTCTTTTTTCTTGTAATCAAATATAATACTTGTGTAAATATTAATTATACCATTCCATTTTTTTTCTTTTAGATATTGATATAGTTTTATAGGTGTTTCTGTAATGCCAATCCAACTACCATTCACAAATACCTTTACCTTTTCATACAATGCCTTAGGAGGTTGATCATCAATAAGAATTATGAAATCTTTAATAAGATCCGTAATAGGTTCTGTATTAGATTTAATTGTAATGTGTGCTAGATAGCTCAAATTTTTTACAACACCTACACTACCACCTTCTGGAGTTTCTGCTGGACAGATTTTACCCCACTGTGTGTTGTGTTGTTTACGCGGAGGAATCAACTTTCCACTTTTATCTATTGGCGTATTAATACGTCTTAAATGACTTAAACTAGCAATATACGTAAGTCTATTCAAAACTTGAGCTACTCCAACTTTATTTGAATTTGTATGTTTTATACCAAAATCGCCTGTTGCCAATGCTCTCTTGATTCCATTAGCAATCGTTGTTGATTTTATAATTTTGTAAATATTGGTTTTATTAATAATATTGTGATAATCATCTGTAGATTTCCAGGACCCATTATTCATTTCTCTTACGATCTGTTTTTGCATATCTTTTACCAATTTATTGAAATAATTTCTAAAAAGATTATTCAATAAAGTTCCTGTAAGGTCAATGCGTTTGTTTAAATAAGAGTCTCTGTCACAAGGCTTTATCCATCCAAAACTTGTTTGTAACAATTGATTTGCCATATATCCCAAAAATTTAATTTTCTGTTTATCTGTTTTGCAATGGGGGAATAAATCATTTTTCAAAACATTTACAGTAAACTCTCTTTTCTTACGAGCACCCTTTTCCTTATCCATATTAATAGGTGTAAACATTGCAAAACTAGTAATATATTCGATGCATTTTTCTTTTGTCATATACTTATTAGCATCTACTATAGACGCTTTTAATCCAAAAAGCATACGTTTCATTTTTTTATTGTCTTTATCTAAAATAATTATATCACAAATATCTTCATCCGAAATGATGTCAAGAGCTCTAAACAATATAAATAAGGGAATTGGTTGTTTGATACGGGGAATGTTGATATAAACTGGATATCCAAAACCATTATTTTTTGTTGCAATCATTAGTTGAATTTGCTTAGGAGATATGCATTTAAAATCCGGAACTGATTTTATCTCCGCAGCCCAGGACCACTTATTATTATTTTTTTTGACATTAAAACAGTAAACACGATTCTCAGCTGCCCTTTCTTGTGGGATAACAGTTTTTTCAGATCCATTAATAATAAAGTAGCCACCTGTGTCCATTTTACACTCTCCAGTTATGTTTGGATTAAGATGATTATGTTGCTTCAAAATACAAATATCTGATTTAAGCATAATAGGCAACTTACCTATATGAATATTAGGCAGCGTTTTGTAAAATGTTTCTGAATTTGAATAGTTCTCACCATATCTATGTGTAATTTTAATATTTAGATCAACAGTCATCACAGATGCGTATGTAAAATTACGCAATCTTGCTTCGTGAGGAAACATCAACTTCATTGCACCATTATTTTCGTGAATCTGTGGACGATATATTCTAAAATTTTCAAATGCTATTGACATATCCAATGAATAAATGTCTAAGTCGGGATGCTTATAGTGCGCTGAATGCACTTGCACAGGATTAAACATATCAATTGTTTTTTGGATCTGATAATTTACAAAATCATTGTAGGATTCAATCTGGTGACGCACTAATCGTTGCAAATGTTGCTTATCGAAGTAAGATTTAATAATATTCCATCTATCTAATTCTTCTGTTTTGTTAGTGGACATTGGATTTGAATCATATTTCATGTTAATTTTTATTTCAATTTATCTTTATATTGTTTTTGAAAAATAAAATACTATCATATATTAATGAGTAATAATGGACCAAAAAATAAGAATCCTAAAAAAAATAAATATATTCCACCTTCTAATTTGAATATCATTAATCCTTTTAAAGATCCTAGTGGGGTAAATTTAAATAACCCTCTTTTTAATCCTCTACAAAATTCAAATAAGAAAAATTTACTGTTACTAAAAAATACTTCAGAAAACAATAATCAAAATAATTTAGAAACAATTGAGAAAACTTTTAATATGACCACTAATAGAATTATTAAACAAATCAAGAAATCCAGAGATCCTGGTTCTAATAACAGTAAAAAAGCTAATTTTATTTTTTCAAAAACTCTGGATGAGAAAAAATCCTCTATTATAGATGACAAAAATTGTCCATTATCTATTTTTATGAATAATGTAAATAATAATTTCAATACATTACACAATTCTTCAAATAATCTTTTTAATAGACCAAATAAATTTTCAAATACATTCAATAGTAGAAACACAAATTGGAAATTTTATTCTGGCACTAAAGGAATGAAATCTGTTAGACCGCGTTTACCTCCACCTCCTCCACCACCCACTGTTTATCCACCTCCTCCACAAATTCCAAAAACACTAGTTAATATTCAAGTAGAAATAGAATCATTGGAAGATCTTTTGAAACTTATTTCAGATTATCCATTGGCAATTGATAAAGAATACAATATTAATATGGCAGCTATTCATAAAATAGAAGAACCTCTACGCGATCTTAACAAAATGATAGGAATGAATAAACTTAAAAATTCAATAGTTGATCAAATCTTATATTTTGTTCAAAATTTGCATAAAGATGCTTCTAATAAAAATGGTGATTTTATGCATACTGTTATTTATGGACCACCAGGCACTGGTAAAACAGAAGTTGCAAAAATAATGGGAAAAATTTTCAGTAAATTAGGAATTTTGTCTAAAAATAAATTTAAAAAAGTAACCCGCGCTGATCTAATAGCAGGATATTTGGGACAAACGGCGTTGAAAACTCAAGATGTTGTGAAAGATTGTATTGGCGGTGTTCTTTTTATTGATGAAGCTTATGCATTAGGAAATCCAGAAAAACGAGATAGTTTTGCAAAAGAATGTATTGATACATTGTGTGAAGCCTTAAGTGATAATAAAGATAATCTTATGGTAATTATTGCAGGTTATGAAAAAGAACTCAAAAAATGTTTTTTCGCATATAATCAAGGATTGGATTCTAGATTTACCTGGAGATTCAAAACAGATGATTATAAAGAAGGAGAACTTAATCTAATTTTACAGAAAAAAGTTGCTGAAGCTAACTGGAAAATTAAAGAACAACTTAAAGATGATTGGTTTAAATCCAAAATGGAATATTTTAAATATTACGGAAGAGATATGGAAACACTCTTCGCCAAAACAAAAATAGCCCATAGCAGAAGAGTATTTTGCCTTCCCGCAAAAGATAAAAAACAACTCATTAAACGTGATTTTGATAAAGGGTTTGATTTATTTCTCTCCAATGATGAAGTAAAATCAAGAAAAGATGATGTTATGGGTGATGTCCTTCATAGTATGTATGTATAAAGAGGTAAAATACTGTATTTTTTCTATATAGTTTTATTATTGATGTCAGTAAAAAAACTAAGTATCAATCCTGATTTTTTTCGAGTGTCAAATTCAAAATCTAAGAAAAAAACAAAAAAACAAAAAAATATTTCTAGTTCTCTTTTAAACAAAACTATTAAACCAAATGATATCAAAAAAAAATTATTGCAGCGTATTAAAGAACATCAACAAAAAAATAGAGAGATTTCAAAACCTTTAGAAAATTCAAATATAAAAACCTTTCACGACGAATTTAAAGAATCAATGGATTATTTGAGTGGTGTGATGGAAAAGCGTAAAAATAAGCGCAAAAAGAAAACTGTTAAAAATAATATACAACCCACTGCTACAACTAATAATCATTTACCCGCTCCACCATACGGTTGTTTAAAAAATGGTAATAAACCTACATATAGACAATATCAAAAAACTCTTAAAAGAAATACAACTAAGCCTTTAAATGCACCGAAACTTATTATTTCAGATAAACCTTCTACGATGGTAAATTCTGATAAAAATAATTTAAATAGAAAAAATAAATTACAAAATATAAAATCAAAACTGTCAACAGTTTTTACTAACCCATTAAAAGATATTAATATACCTGAACCACCTCCAAATAAAATGATTAAAAAACGAAATAAAACTCTCAGAAGAAAAATAAAGTTAGGTAAAATAAAAAATACTGTTGGTGTTTTAGTAAAAAATAAACGAACTAGAAAGCGAATAAAACGTGATATGGATGTTTTAAAAACTACCAAACTATACGATATTAAATCCTATTTAAAACGACACAACCTTATCAAAATAGGAAGCGCAGCACCTGAAGATGTTTTGCGAAAAATTTATGAAGATGCGCGTTTAGCAGGTAGTATATACAATAAAAATCCAGATGTTCTCATCCACAACTATATGCAAGATAATTAGTTTAGTAAATCAATTTAAATTGATTTCTTTATACCTTACATATATGGCAAAAAAGAAATCAATTAGTTCAAACAATGAAGTAGGCAAGTATCTGAAATTAACACAAGAAGCAAAAGCTAAATACGGCGATAAAACATTAGTTTTTTATCAAGTAGGAAGTTTTTATGAAGTATATGCCCTGGAGGATCCTATTACAAAAGAAAGAACTGGTAGTGATATAGATGAATTTTCAAGAATATGTGATATGAAAATTACTCCAAAAAGTAATATGAAACCTATTGATGGTAAAACAATTGTAATGGCAGGAGAACCTCTACACGGGAACCCAGAACGTAAAATAAGAAAATTAGTAGAAAATGGATATACTGTTCCAATTTATAATCAAGATCCTACTGTAAAAACAATTAGAACATTAACTCACGTTGAAAGTCCTGGCACTGAAGTGAATGTCGATAATGATATTATTAGTAATAATACTATGTGTTTGTGGATTAATTCAAGAGAAAAAACAATGATCAATAAAAATCCTTTTCTAGTATTTGGTATGTGTTGTGTTGACGTTTGCACTGGGAGTATAAATTTATATGAATACAAAAAATCCATTGTTAAAAGAAATCAATCAACCATATATGATTCATTAGAGAGATTTTATCAAATTCACGATCCTAGCGAATTAGTAATTATACATAACTTTAATGACCCAGAATCTGTTAATGAACTAATTCAGTTTACAGGAATACACTGTGTTAAAATACACATAATTCACGTTAATGATGAAGAAAACATACACCACACTGCCATAACCAATTCTTGTTCCCAAATTTATCAACAAGATATTCTTGAAAAGTATTATCAAATACCCGATTTTTCCGTATTCTCTGAAACATATCATTTAGATTCACAACCTATAGCTACACAAGCTTACTGTTTTATTTTGGATTTTATTTTTTCCCATAATGCTAATCTTGTTAAAAATTTATCTGAACCTTTCACTGAAAATCTTGAATCTAATCTTCTTTTAGCCAATCACTCTCTGTGTCAATTAAATATACTTAATATAGGAAAAATTAAAGGGCAATTATCTAGTATTTCAAGTTTATTAAACAAAACAAAAACTCCAATGGGTAAACGACTTTTTAGACAACAAATTCTTCATCCTAGAACTGATAGTGAATATCTTAATAAAGAATACGAAATTACAGATTATATTATTAAAAATTGGGAAACATTCGAGTCTATTCGCAATAGTTTTTCACAATTTAAAGATTTGGAAAAACTTTATAGAAAAATTGTATTGAATCGTGTTTCTCCTAGCGAACTTGTTTTATTTTATGAAAATATGGGAGTAATTATTGATTTGAATGCTAATCTCTCTAAAGATACAACACTACAATCATATTTATCCGAAAAAATTAGTGATATAGACCAACTAGAATCCAATTGTCATAATGTTCGTGAAATAATAAATGATAATATTAGACTTGATAAAGCTGACTGTATTACAAGCACAATGAATTTTGATGAAAATTTTTTTCAAAATGGTGTTAATAAAGAAATAGATACCACTCAATCAACAATTGACAAAAATTTCGAAGAGTTATATGCGGTCCAAACTTTTTTCAATAAATGTATTCGATCCTTAGAAAAGAAAAGCAAAACAACAGAATTTGTAAAGATTCATACAACAGAAAAATCTCCACTGTGTTTGATTACAACACAAAAAAGAACAACATTTCTTAATAGTGCTTTAAAAAAAGTGGATTTTGTAAAATATCCTGATCTTAAAAAAGTTGTGGAAGGTATTAATTATAAAAAGGGGCCTTCTAGTAACAAACAAATTCAATCTCCTAAGTTATTTGAAATTTACAACACTATTTTTGGGAATAAAGAAAAAATGAGAGAGTTGTTAAAAGATGAATTTAAATCATTTGTTCGTTATTTGCAAGAAACAGATAAACAAATGCATCAATTTGTTCGTTATGTTTCAATTTTAGATGTAATTTTTAATAAAGCTTATATTGCAATAAAAAACAATTATTGCAAACCTACTATTTCTATTGATAAAGGGAAAAGTTTTTTAGATACTATTCAATTACGTCATCCTCTTATTGAAAAAATACAGCGAAATGAAACATATGTTCCTAATGATTTATATTTAGGTTGTAAAAATCAGGATGGTATTTTATTATATGGAACAAATGCAGCAGGTAAAACTAGTTTTATTCGCTCTTTAGGTATTGCCGTTATTATGGCTCAATCGGGCTGTTTTGTTGCTGCCCAGGAGTTTTGTTTTAAACCATATACATCTATTTATACAAGAATCTTAGGAAATGACAATCTTTTTAAAGGTTTGTCTACTTTTCAGGTTGAAATGTGTGAATTAAACACAATTTTACGTCAAGCAGATGAAAACAGTTTGATTTTGGGTGATGAATTGTGTTCTGGAACCGAAATTACCTCAGGAATTTCTCTTGTTACAAGTGGAATAGAAGATCTAAATAGCAAAAAGTGTTCTTATATTTTTGCCACACATCTTCATCACTTAACACAACTAAAACATATTACTGAGTTAGAGAGATTAGCTTTCAAACATATGTCTGTGGAGTATAATAGACAAGATGATGAGTTGATATGGACTCGTATATTGGAGGACGGACCCGGAGATGATATGTATGGATTAGAAGTATGTAAGTCGTTAGGAATGCCCCAAAAGTTTTTGGAAAGATCATTTCAGATAAGATTAGAATTGAGACCAGAAAAGGCTGGAATATTATCTCAAAAAAAAACTAAATATAATGCTAAAAAGTTGAAAGGAAATTGTGAAATGTGTGATGCTAGAGGTGTAGATGTGCATCATTTAATGCCACAAGAGCTAGCAAACGAGAATGGATTTATAGACCATATTCATAAGAATCATCCTGCAAATATAGTTAATGTATGTAAAGATTGTCACGATAAGGAAACTCGAAATAAAACGTGTAGACGTAGAACAAAAACGAGTAATGGTATGAAACTATTGGAGTGTTGATTATGGTGGTGGATCTATACTAATAATGGGCCAGGCGTCGGTCCTGGAATAACACCATTCCGATAATTTGTGCCATTTGAATAGAAATTAGAGATGTCGACACCCACCGAAAGTGCCTCCAACGTGGCTTTCCAGACCCCTCCGAATACCTGGCGGGGCGGGTCAATTGTCTGGCCCACCGCTGAGTTGATGAAACAATTATCGAAGTCTGTAACATTGCTCACGTCCCAATTGGTCAGATTTTGATTGAAACTGCTTGCGCCATCAAACATCCCATTCATATTTTGGACACTACTAACGTCCCAGTTACTTATATCTTGATTAAAATTGGTTGCATTATCGAACATATCGTCCATGGTCGTGACGTTTTTGACATTCCAGTTACCTATATTTTGATTAAAAGCGGTTGCTTCATTGAACATATCGGCCATGGTCGTGACGTTTTTAACATTCCAGTTACCTATATCTTGA